GGAAGAGTGGAAAGGTATTAAAGACGGGTGGTGACAATGGAACGAATCGGACGGGATATGGATGCTCTCCAGAAAAAAATGGAGACATTTATCAAAAACAATGGCCGCTTAAATGAGCAAAACGAAAAGACGGAAGCAGAAGAGGCGGCAGAAGAAAGAAAAAAATGGACGAATAGGCTGTATAAAGCCGGGATAGGCAGGCGGTACCATGCATGCACGTTTCAGAACATTGAAAGAAAAGGATTACCGGATTCTAAGCTGCTGAAAAGCCATTATGCCATCGCGAAAGATTACGCTAAGAATTTCAAGGTACACAAGGCAAAAGGGCAAGGGCTTATATTCGCCGGACCGGTAGGACGCATGAAGACAACAATGGCGGTGGCCATAGCGCAGGAGATTATGAAAGATTATAACCGGGCGTATTTTATTACGATGCCGGAATTGATGGACAGTCTTCTGCAGAATAATCTTTCACAAGAAGTTCGAACGCGCACAAAAGAAACGGACTTACTGATTCTTGATGACATGGGAGCTGAGTATCAAAACGACTGGGTATTGAACGCGGTCGACGCAATTATATCGAAGAGATACAACGAACTCATGCCGGTAATCATTACGACGAATAAGACACCGGAAGAGATGAATCAGAGGTATATGGCACGGATTTTTGACAGGTTAAAACATGCGAACAGGTTACTTATAGAAGCAGGAGAAAGCCTGCGAAAAAATGAAGTTTAAGAAAGGAAAGATTGATAAATGGGAAGTAGTCGATTCATAGTCGTATCAATGAAAAAGATGATTGTCGCAATGAATCCGTCTTACGTTGAACAGAAAGAAAAAAGTCTCATCATCTACTTGCCCGGGACGTATAAACAGCTCGAGCTGGAATATGAAACGGAAGATAATGCAAGAGACGCTTTTATAGACATAGTTGACGCTTATGAATCCGGGAAAATAGACGTTTATATCTGAAAAGGAGGAATGAAAAATGCTAAACATGAACAATTGCCAGATTTGCGGAAATCTTGTCCGCGATCCTGAAATCAAGAACACATCATCCGGGAAAGCGGTAGCAACGATGACGGTGGCGGTTAACCGGTATTTTGTAAATCAGAACGGAGAAAAACAGGAATTTACAGATTATGTACGAGTAAAAGCGTGGCCGCCATGGGCAGAAGCCATCGGAAACCAGCTGCAGAAAGGGATGCCGGTGTTTGTAGAGGGGCGGTACAGCAGCTACTCTTACGGCAAGGACGGTGATAAAAAATACATGACGGAGATTGTCGTTGAATTTGTCGCGAGCCCTTTGAATATCAAGAAAGCACAAGCAGCAGAAGCGGGAACAGGATCGGGCAATTTTGAGCAATTCGGAACGGCGCAGAGTGAGCTGCCGCCGCAAAATGATGATTTACCGTTTTAAGGGGGAAGAGAAGTGGATACAGCTGTTGATGTAGCAAGCGTCGTACTGTTTATTGTTCTGATCATGTACGCAGCTATCAAACTTGACGAAGCAGCAAGAAAGTTGCGCAATGAGGAAGAGCGGATTTACGGAGAAAGGCGAGAAAAATGAAACAGGGATTTGAAAAGGCAAAAGGATATGAATTTGTAAACTTGCCGCAAAAAAATAAAAGATCACCGGCAGGATATAACATTGAAAGCGCTGTTGATGTTGTAATCGAGCCGGGAGAAACGAAGGAAATCGAGACGGGACTAAAAGTCAATATAAGTGGAGATAAACGGCTGGGCATTTATATAAACTCAATCCTTGCTTTCGATCATGGACTTATATTAACAGATTGTGTAGGAGTTGCTGATAATGAAGAGCATATCGTTGTGACAATCAGAAATATATCAGAAGTGCCTTATAGAATCAGAAAAGGAGACAGGATTGCGCAAGGAATATTTTATGATAGCGAAGAACTGAATGAGATAAAAGAGCGTATTTATAAAGACGGGTGGGGAAGAAAATGAATAACTTGATCACCATCGAAAACGTAAAAGGATATTTAGACCCGGTCACCGGGACGGCATATCTCAACGCAGAGGATGTAGCACGAGGCTTCGGATTTACGACCGTTGCCAAAAGTGGCAACGCGGTAATTCGGTGGGCGAGGGTCAACCGCTACCTATCCGAGTTTGGTCTTTCCAAAGAAATCGGCCGGGATGATTACATCCCGGAAAATATGGTGTATAGGCTCGGATTTAGAGCGAGCAACGGAACGGCAAAGAGGTTCCAAGCGAAACTTGCCGACGAAGTTATTCCGGCGATCCGCAAAACGGGAATGTATATGACGGATGGGGCTGTACAAAATATTCTGAATAATCCAACGGCTTTTATCGAGATTCTCACGGAGTATAAAAAGGTTCAAGACGAAAATAAAAGTCTTGCTGTGCAGAACGCTCGACAGAAGCAGCTCATCGGTGAGTTGAAGCCGAAGGCGGACTACACAGATCTTATTTTGAAAAATAGATCGCTTGTCACGATTACGCAAATTGCTAAGGACTATGGCATGAGCGGTCAGGCTATGAATAAAATTCTTCATAGCCTCGGTATTATTTATAATCAGTCCGGACAGTGGCTGCTCTACAGCAGGCATCAGGCAAGAGGATATACTCACAGTGAGACGGTGAGCATTACGCATGCCGATGGACGGGAAGCCGTGAAGATGAATACAAAGTGGACGCAAAAGGGACGGCTCTTCTTGTACGACACGCTAAAGAAAGAGGATATTGTTCCGGTTATCGAGAGAGGAGCATGAAGTGAAGCTTTACAGTGACAGAGGGGATAAATATTATCTTTTCGGACAGTTTGAACTATATCTAATGCTCATACAGTGCGTTCTTATCGGAATATTAGTAGCGCTGGTATACGTTTTGATTCGATTAGGCGGTGGAGTATGAAGCTCATAATTCCGGGACGGCTGCCATGCATGAATGATCTTATAGCCGCTAACAGGCTGAACAAGTACGCGGGAGCTGGCGTTAAGAAGAAAACGCAGAAAGAGATTATTCTTATCCTGCGTCCGCAAGTGCAAGGACAAAGGTTTACCGAAAAAGTAAATATCCGCATTGAGTATTACGAAAAGGATATGCGGCGGGATGAAGACAATGTTATGAGTGCCGCAAAGTTTATCTTGGATGCGATGCAGGATATGGATTTTATCCCGAATGACAGCCGGAAATATGTGCACTTGACGCAGGAAGTATTTACCGATCGGGATAATCCGAGGATTGAAATTGAGGTGAATAAAGCATGAATAACGGAATGAGACCGGGGATATTTCATAACCCGGATCCGACGTACGAAAAAACGAAAACAAATTTAAATCGTGAATCAAAACGGGTACGCGGTGATATCGAAGCGTTTTTTGAAGAAATTCGGCGATGCAGAAAACATATTGACTCTTTGAATCAGTATCGCCAGCAGTACGAGATGGATCTGTTCTCGCTCAAGGGTTGTAGATACGATAAAGAGCCGGTCGACGGCGGCGTGTCTTCCGATTTATCGGATATCGTGATTGCGTTTGAACAGAAGATGGCACAGGCGGAAGAACTGCGGATAAAAGAGCTCAACAGATACGGTGACATGATTACAAGAGGGTTCAGGCTGCTTGCTTTGCTTTCCGACCCAGAGCAAAAGTCGATTATGATTGACCGATATTTCATGAATGTTCTTTGGGAAAAGATTGCTTTGGATCATCATTTTGACAGGAGTACATGTATGAGAATGAGAGACCGGGCAATTCAAGAAATTTCACGAAAAACACAGGTTGCGACTAAATGCGACTTTTAAATGTGGTATTATGATAGTGTAAAGTTCGGGCAATAAACGTCGTCGCCCGATGCTTTCATACAACTCCATAAAAGCAAGAAGCCGGTTTCGATGAGTTTGCCGGCTTTTTGCTTGCATTCGATAAAGGAATTTAACAATGATTGATTACAAAACATCTGCAAAACCGCGTATTGTCACAAAGGATGATGTCGCGGTTTTCTGTTCATTCGACGAGATTCTGCCGATTGGGCAGCTGCAGCCGAATCCACGGAATCCGAATCAGCATACCGAGCAGCAGGTAAAGCTCCTCGGCGAGATTATCCGAAGCGCCGGGTGGCGGGCTCCGATTACGGTATCAAAGCGAAGCGGGCTGATTGTAAAAGGGCATGGCCGCAGGCTGGCAGCTATTGACGCAAGACTGGCATGGGTACCGGTTGAGTATCAGGAATATGCGACGGAAGCAGAAGAGTACGCTGATCTCTTGGCGGATAACAGGATAACCGAGCTGGCGGAGATGGATAATGATAAACTCTCCGAAATTCTAAAAGACCTGCAGGAGACCGAGAATTTTGATATGGATTTGACCGGCTTTGACGAGGACGCTTTAGCCGACTTGATAGGCGAACAGTTGACATCTGACGAAATCGAAGAGGACGAAGTTCTGGAGACGCAGGAAACGGTATTTACCAAACCGGGTGACTTGTTTATCATAGGTGACCATCGTCTTTTATGCGGCGACAGTACCAAGCTGGAAGATGTCAATCGTTTATTGGGGGGGCAGCAGGCTGATTTATATATTACGGATCCGCCGTATAATGTGGCGTATGTCGGCAAGACAAAAGACGCACTAACGATAGAGAATGACAAGATGGCTGACGGAGATTTCAGCCAGTTTTTAGTTGATGCGTTCAAAGCGGCGAACGATAACATGAAGCCCGGGGCTGCATTCTATATTTGGCACGCGGATTCGGAAGGATTTAATTTCCGGGGCGCTTGCAAGGATATCGGATGGGATGTTAAGGAATGCTTGATTTGGAATAAAAATCAAATGGTTCTCGGGCGGCAAGATTATCAATGGAAACATGAACCGTGTCTTTACGGTTGGAAGCCAGGTGCGCCGCATAACTGGTATAGCGACCGAAAGCAGACAACGGTTATTGATATGAGCAAACCGAATCGCAGTGAAGACCATCCGACGATGAAGCCGGTCGGCTTGTTTGCTTATCAAATAGAAAATAGCAGTAAACCGGGTGATATTGTACTTGATAGCTTCGCTGGGAGCGGTACAACGATGGTTGCCTGCGAGAAGATGCGTCGAAAGGCAATGCTTATGGAGCTTGACCCGAAATATTGTGATGTGATCATAAGGCGGTACATACAGGAATCCGGAAATCTTGATTTAAAGGTGGAGCGTGACGGAGAGATAAAATCACTTAAGGATGTAATGGAAGAAGCGGGAGCCACCTTAGAGTAACGGGAGGTGGTGACTTTTGGGAAGGCGAAGAGCCGAATGCGAATGGGAGCGTAAAAAAGGCGAATCTTCAGAAGCTTATGCCGCATTTAAGCTTTATTACCAAATGGGGGATAAAAGATCTTGCACGAAGGTAGTACAAAAGCTGAACAAATCAAGGGCACTCATCACCGGCTGGTGCGGAAAATGGAACTGGGTTGAAAGAGCCCGCGCTTACGATAACGAGCTGGCTCGGCAAGAATTTGCAGAGGCCTGTAATGCTGTTAAGAAAATGAATGAGCAGCAAGCACAAATCGGGCTGCTCATTCAAAAAAAGGCGCTGGAAGCGCTAAAGGAAATGAAATCTAAAGAACTGTACCCGAAGTTACTGCTGCAGTATTTAGTGCAAGGCGCAGGGCTTGAGAGAAAGGCAAGGGATTCCGATGTTGAGATAAAAACAGGCAACAAGGAAAAAGAAATCAACGAAACGGACTATGCTGATGATGGATTGACGGAGGCACTTAGAAATTCCGCGAAGAAAGTGTGGGATGAATGAGAAATGTAATAGAACCTGTTATCCGGTTTAAAGAGTTTTCTCGGCGGCAAATGCAGGCATTTACTTGGTGGTGTCATGGATCCCCTTACTTCAATTACAACGGAATTATAGCCGACGGCAGTATTCGAGCCGGTAAAACGGTATCGATGGCTATTAGCTTTGTTTTATGGGCAATGCAAACATACGATAAACAGAACTTTGCTATGTGCGGAAAAACGGTCGGTTCTTTCAGGCGAAACGTATGGAATTGGCTTAAACCTGTGTTATATGCCCGCGGATATGAAGTGACGGAGTTCCGGACGAACAATACAATTATCATAGATGACGGTAAATCCGTGAATTACTTTTACATCTTCGGCGGCCGGGATGAATCGTCACAAGATTTAATACAAGGCATGACACTTGCCGGATTGTATTGCGATGAGGTGGCGCTTATGCCGGAATCATTTGTCAATCAGGCGACAGGACGTTGTTCCGTTCCGGGAGCTAAGATGTGGTTCAACTGTAACCCGGAAAGTCCCATGCATTGGTTTTTAAAAAACTGGATAGAGAAAAAAGAAGAAAAGAGAATGCTTCATCTCCATTTCACAATGGACGACAATCCTTCTCTTTCCGAATATGTAAGAGAACGCTATAAAACGACTTACAGTGGTGTATTTTATAAGCGTTTTATTTTGGGATTGTGGGTCATGGCGCAGGGCTCCATTTATAAAGACGCTTGGAGCGACGACCTGTATTTTGATAAAAACCAGCTGGAATATATTTACAATAATCCGCGATTGTACCGCCGATATATATCTATCGACTATGGCACCGTCAATCCGATGTGCTTCTTAGATATATGGGACGACGGAGACGTGGCGTGGGTGGTAAGAGAATATTATTGGAACAGCCGGGAGGAAGGAAAGCATGAAAAGGATAACAGTCAATACGGTGATGATCTTATGGAGTTTATTAATTCGGTAGATTATGCTCCGTCGGCGGTTATCATTGACCCATCTGCTGCCAGCTTCAAAATAGAAATGAGAAACAGAGGACTTCGGGCAAAGGAAACAGTAGATACGATTAATGCGGACAACAGTGTACTGGAAGGAATCCGCACAGTAAATAAAATGTTCACGAAGAAGAAAATCCGAATATACAAGGAAAACTGCCCCATGCTTGTCAAAGAAATTCAAAGCTACGCATGGGATGAAAAGGCTATACAGAATGGCGGCAGGGAAAAACCGATAAAGGTGAATGACCACAGCGTTGACGCCCTGCGTTATTATTGTCAGACGGTAATTAGATCAAGGAGGCTTGCGAATGCGTAAGAAAAAAAGAATACAGGTACCGGCGGGGAATCCGAAGAGAGCACCTGCCCGCGACGCATTTGCCAACGCTCTTGCGCGAATAGGTGCAGGGATGCCGAGCTTGATGGAGGGAACCACCTATCAAATGCAGCGTCTGACACGGAATTATAACTTACTGAATAGTTTATATCGTGAACACTGGATAATGCGCCGTATTGTAGACATTATTCCGGGAGATATGCTGAAGAATTGGATTACTATCACGACGGAAGTAGATCCGAAGGCGCTGAAGCGAATAGACCTTGTCCTCCGCCGGACACAGCTTATACAGAAAATCAAAACGGGCATGCAGTGGGGACGTCTATATGGTGGCGCAGTAGGCGTCATGCTGATTAAGGGGCAGGGGTATGATCTTTCAGAACCTGTTGATTTGGATCGTATAATGCCGGGGGATTTCTGCGGTATTACGGTTTTAGACCGGTGGAATGGTGTTTCTCCCTCTGGAGAATTGATAGGCGATATCAGTGACCCGGAATACGGGCTGCCGAAATATTATCTTGTGACGGATACCGTATCAGGTGTAACTACCAAGATTCATAATTCACGTGTGCTTCGATTTATCGGAGATGATCTGCCGTACTGGGAGAGCCAGTCAGAGGAACAGTGGGGCGCCTCGGTGATAGAATCAGTGTTTGATGAATTGAAAAAACGAGATAATGTTTCATGGAATATAGCACAGCTCACTTTCATGGCATCTCTTCGTGTGCTCAAGATGAACGACCTGGGGCAGACATTGTCTGCTACTGATGAACAAACTCAGGCAGAATTGTACAAAACGATACAGGCGCAAAACTGGCTCATGAGTAATAGCGGCGTGCAGGTGCTTGATAAAGAAGACGGTTTTGAAACGCACCAGTACACATTCGGCGGCATTTCAGAGGTTTACCAGCAGTTCATGATGGATATCTCCGGGGCGGCACAGATACCTGCTACTAAGCTCTTTGGACGGGCTCCCGCCGGAATGAATGCAACAGGTGAAAGCGACCTGCAGAATTATTATGACATGATCGGACAAGAGCAAGAATCAAAACTGCGGCCGATACTGAATAAACTGTTACCGATTCTTTGTATGAGCGTTTTCGGGGCAGTTCCTGATGATTTAGATTTCGATTTTGACCCGGTATCTGAACCCTCCGACAAAGAGCGGAGTGAGCTGGCTAAAACGGGCACGGAGAACGTGGTAACGGCAATTAATGCGGGACTTGTGTCAAAACGTACCGCGCTGCAGGAGCTTAAGCAGCAGAGTGAGCGTACTGGCGTGTGGACAAACATTACAGATGAAGACATCATGAAAGCTTCCGATGAAGTAGAAGGGGAAGGGGAGTTTGGCGGATTTAGCGGAATGTTGGGGGTGGATGAATCGGAAAGCGATGGAGATGAATTACATAAAACATCAAATTCTGTACAAGATAGTGGTAAATGGGTGACTATGAATGGAACCCATGTAAAGGTAGATAAGGACGGTGAGATAAAGAATGGTCCGTTAAAGGGGCAGAAATATACACCGAAACTCAAGGCTCCGAAATATACGAAGGCGGAAGGATATGAAAAACAGATCGGCTCTCCAATTCATGGTGGATATAAGGGAATCAATGCTATAAATAAGCTCTTGGAAACGAAAAGTGGGTATGTACCTGATGCATTCACCAGATCAGATATAGGAAGCATAGCACTGCCGTGGGGCGATGATTTTATGGGGCTCAAGCACATTATACAAGAAAGACAATCTCAAGGGATTGACGCTAATGAGTTCTTGCAGCATTTGCCGGATATCATAGAAGACGGGAAGCTTGATAGTAGAAATGGAAGGTTTTATATAAGGAAAGATCACTATACAGCAGTAATATCTCCTACCTATTTTGATGATCATTTCACATTCGTACTTACCGGATGGGATGAAAATGTTTCTGAAACAACAAAAAAGCACTAAGGCGCCAGAAGCATGTAAACTAATCTGGCATTGCTAAGCGTACAGACCACTTGCTACGCTAACCCAAGTGCTTTTCTTATTTTTATTATAACGCTTGATGCATAAAATGCAAGGTGGCACCGTTAAATACAGTGGATTTATTGAGTGTTTAGATTTACACTGTGACAAACAATATAATTATTTTGCGAGGAGGTAAATTATGGATAAAACAAAAGAGAATTTAAGAAGAATAAGAGCTTATGATGCAGAAGAAGAGTGGAAAACGATTAAAGGCTCTCATGTACTTGTTAAAAATGGAGAAATTGTTGCTGGTGCCGGGGGAAAATTTAATGGAGAGAAGTTTTATGGTGGGAGTGTTAACAAAGAAGATTCAGGAACGAAATTTAACTACCGATCTCACCCTGCGTATCAGGAAGGATTAAACCATACGACTAAGTCTTTTGAGAATTCGTATTTTGACGAGGAAGAGGTCATCGCTACGAAAGAAGACTCCAAAGCTCAGCTTGAAAAATGGCAGAAAATGCTGGAAAAACACCCGAATGGTGAGGTATCAAAAAAACAAGTGGCTTGGTATAGAGGAACATATCAAGCGTGTAATGATATTTTAAAAAAATTACACGCCGATAATAACGGTGGATCAAAAAAGTTAACACGCTAAAAAAACTTGCAAAAATCGGCGCAGAGTAAGTGAATAAACATGAAAAGAAACTTCAAACCAAATCGAATGACAGAAAAGCGGTATGCCGCTGCGATAGAAAGAATCATGAAAGGACTGGAGCGTGAGATGGCTCATGCAGAAAGTCCTTTTCAAATGCTCTCTGTCCTCCGTGGTCTTGCCCGTTCTCCCACTTTTGAAAAAGCATGCGAGGACGCGGCACGATCCATGGCAACACACGCCTTTTCTGATGGACACCGAACGTGGCGGGAAGCCGCCCGGGCAGGTTCTAAAGGACGCAGGATATATCGATTGCTGCATAAAGAACTTGAAGCGAACGATATTTACTGGGATATCGTTTCCCGAAATTCCCGTTTGATTCAATCTATGACAAATGAGGCTGCGGAACGTGTATCAAATATAGTGTCTGAAGGACAGTCGGCTGGTATTCGGTCAGAAGATATGATAGATGACATACTTCGGCAATGGCCGACGATGACAAGGACGCATGCTAAATTAATTGCCCGGACAGAATCCTCGAAAGCTGCCTCTGCGCTGACACGCTCAAGAGCGCAAAGTGCAGGGCTCAATTGGTACATCTGGGAAACATCGGAAGATTCCCGGGTACGTTCTTCTCATCGGCACATGGACGGGGTACTGGTCAATTGGAATGACCCGCCGTCTCCGGAGGCTCTGATTGATATGAAGGATTACGGAAAATATCATGCCGGCGAGTTTCCGAATTGCCGCTGTTACGCCGCTCCGTTAATAGAGTATGATGATGTTTCTTGGCCGCATAAGGTATACCGGAGTGGACGTATACGGTATATGCGGCTTTCTGAATTTAAAAAAATAGAAGGGGGATAAATGAGGGCATTTTACGGAAGCAAAATCTCCGGGCATATGATTCGAACTCCCGAGGGGTATCTTGTGTGTAAAGAAGTGCCAATTGCGCGAACTGGCACACAGGAATACAGAGGAATGGAGTTCGGTGGAGAAAATCCGGAGAAAATCTATGTTGTTAAGCGACCTGAAGAAGAGGTATTCAGTAAGGCGGCATTAGCAAGTTTTGAGGGTAAACCGGTTGTAGATGAACATCCAGATGAAAACGTAACACCGGACAATATTGGTCGATATATTAAAGGCACCTGCCGTGATGTACGTCGCGGTGAAGGTGCCTTATCCGATTGCGTTGTAGCGGACCTGATTATCTATGACAAGGACCTGATAAAGAAAATCGAAAGTGGGAAGCGCGATATATCCTGCGGGTATGACTGCCTGTGGGATCCTAAAGACGACGACAC